TAGATTTTACCATAGAATTCAGGTCTGATCATCTTCTTAGCGTAACGAGTCATTAAACCTTTTCTTGGAGTGAAGGTTTCTGGATCGTATACTAGAGGAGTCATCATTAATGGTACATATGGAGCATATACAGCACCTGTTTCTAGGAACTGGCTACCTCTATATCCCATAAGGATGATGTTCTCAGTCATGTATGGGTTTTTGTATACTTTGAAGCGGTTAGCTAAGCTACCTACTCTTTGTACTCCCATGTTGAACTCTAATTGATCACCGTCAGTAGCAGCAGCATATCCTGGGATAGACTCTAATACAGTTGCTACGTTAGGAGAACATACTAAGAAGTTTGCTCCACCACGTAGAGTTTTTGGTGAATCTTGTTAGATACTTTTTGGATTTTAGTACCTAATGTTTGGAACCACTGACCTTGAGTGTTGTAGAAGTCAGAAGTTGCAGAGTTAGACCATGCACCGTTAACATATACTTTGTTGTTTTCAGCAGACCACTTCTCAGTTGTACGAGCACCTAAGATAAGCATGTCAAGGATCTCAAGATCAATCTCCATAGAGATATACTCACTCAATAAAGATGTTAACTCAGCCTCAGCGTCGATGCTGTGGTAAGCGTTAAGATCTTGAGCGAATTCTGGAGTCCATTGTGCTTTTAACTTACGAGTCTTAGCAACGATAGCCTCTGAAGCAAGTTGTACGTCAATTTCTGGGATAGAGATTGAACTATCAACAGCAGCATTAGAATCAGCTTCGAAATCACCTCTTGTGTTGTCAGTTGGTTGTTTGTGATAAATTACAGAACCAACATTAATGTTACCAGCTACTGCACTGTTTAGTGTGTTGTTAACAACGAATGATACGCTGTTTCCAGATACTGAAGTTAATTCTGGGTTTGTAGTAATATCAGTTGAACCAGATAAGATACGGAATGCTCTTACACCTTGTAGGTCAGCATTGTATCCGGCAAAGTCTACTGTATATACATTATAGTCAGATGGATTTAATCCGTCTTGGTATCCGATAGATGCTGAAGTTGCAGCAGCATATACACCGTTATCTGTAGCTAAGTTTAAAGACTGAGAGTTGATAGAATATCCGAACTGTCCAGCGCCATAAAGACCGCCAGCAGCGTCAACATCTACTCCAATTTTACTTCCAGCTTCAGTTACGTTACCGTATAGGTTATCTCCTGAAGAACGTCCGTTTCTGCTAGATCCATATTTGAAATCTAGATAGAATACTAGTCCTGAAGGTAGGTTCATTGGTTGTACAGATACGAAATCTTGAGCAACGATTGAAGAGAATACTTTACGTACTAATGGTAAAGCAACTCCAGCCCACTGCTCACCAGCACCAGCTGTGAAGCCTGCACCAGTTCCAGAAGCACCTGTGTTGTTAGCTTCAGCTACGATTTGTTTAGCTTGGTTTTCTAAGATTACAGCCATGTTATTTGAAACACGCTCATCTGCGATACCTTCTAACAAACCAGAAGCTTTCCACTTGTCTGCTAATTTAGCAGCGTCAGCTTGCATACTCTTATATGAGTTTGAGCTTTCAAGTAAATTTTTTACTTCCATGATTAATTTTTTTTAAAAAAATATTATTTAATAATTCCAGCTAATTTTTGCATTCTTAGTGCACTTCAGATAATACAATTCCTTCTGGTTTAGAAGCAGTTGTACCTGTAGCTTTACTAGCCATGCCTTTAACTTTTGATTCTGAAACGTTTCCTGTTTTAGTAGTAACTACATTTTCAGCAACAGTTTCGAATACTAATTTCACTTCTTTTACAGGTTCAGCTTTATCAAAAGCAGCGATAACGTTCACTTTTTGTGACTCAGTTAAGTTGTTAGCTTTGAAAATTTTGTTAACGTATAAAAGTTTTGAGTTTAGAAGATTAACTTCTTGAAGATCGTTACGTAAGCTTTCGATAGTTTCTAATGCTTCGTCTAATTCTTCTTTGATAGTTCTGTTGATGTTTTTCTCTGCATTTTCTGGTTTAGAATCTACTTCGTTTTGAGTAGGTCCTTCTGTTACCTCTTCTACAGTTTCTTCAACTTCTTCTTTTACTTTACTTTCTTCTACCTCTACAGTTTCTTCTGAGATAGCGTCAAGTTCGCGAATAAGTTCATCTAAGTCGATTTCTTCTTCGCCTTCTGCGTCAGGAGCATCAATTGCAGGCTCTTCGATATCAGCTTCGTCGCCTATTCCTTCGATATCACCACCATCCATATCATCTGCAGGTACGTCTCCGCCTCCTATTTCTTGAGCGATAATATCTCTGATCATATCTTTGAATTGGTCAACTGATAATTTGCTAATATCTTCATCACCGTCAATTTCTTCTTCTTCAGCAGGCTCCTCGATTTCAGCTTCTGCCTCGTCATCTGATTCTTCAGACTCATCCTCAGCTTCTTCTTCATGCTCAGCTTCTGCTACTGGAGCGTTGTCGATAAGTTCTTCCTCTACTGTTTCGTCTTTTTTGTCTTCGTAGTTTCCTTCTTCGATCTCTTCTTCTACAGATTCGTTTACTACTTCTTCTTCATTTTGAGCATCTTCCATCTCTTGAAGTTTAGCAGCTAACATATCTTTTAGATGAGGTGTTAAAGTTTCCTCCAAAGCTTCTTTAGCGTTAGCAATAGCGGCTTCTCTTACAGACTTAGCCTCAGCAATAGCTTGCTTAAGTAAATCTTTGTTTGCCATTTTGACTAAAAATTTTGTGGTTTCGTACGATTATTTAGAATCGTAATGTGAAGTTAAT